CTAAATAAGATGTGCTGAATCCGTTATTCAATACGTTAGCCGCAGTTACCTGCTTTGTATTCGCCATAGATCTAGCTAATGCTTTTGTATATCTAGACGCTAGTCTGTCATACAAGTTATCTTCAATCGCTTCTTCAGTGATTGAAAACGCAAGAGCTATAGTATTATGCGTGTATCTAGCAGTGAAAGTTTCTTGCGCTTGATCGTATGTAACGCCTGAACCTTCCGACTTAATAGCAGCATTACCGAAACCAGATAACATCACTTCTTCTTCAAATGCTCTATCTGAAGTTTCTTTGATGAAGATTTCCTCATGCTCGCTTTCGTAACGTTTATATTCAAGTCCAAACAGAGCGTTTAAACCTGGTTCTAGTTCTTTAACTAGTTGTGATCGTGATATAGCCATAGTTTATATTCTCCTGTTATAGTAATTGAGTACCAGCAGAAACTCTAACAATGAAATCTTCATTAGTTACAGCCTCTTCGTTACCTACGAATGGTGAAGTATTCACCACTGTCACTTGTCCAGCACTTGCCGCTGATGAAGTTCCTAAATCAAGGTAAGCACCAGAAATACCGTTATTAGTATTACCAGCTGCATATACTTGTTTAAAAGTTACTCCAACCGCAGTAGTTCCTAGAGCAGTTCCTGTAGATTTAACTAGGTACAATTGGTTAGGGTCATTAATTACGAACGCTTGAATTTCACCTTGTGTGATATTCGTTTGTGCATAAAAATTTGACCATTTTGGTTTTTTAGTTGATGGGTCTTGTTCAATCAAGCAACCATTGAATACGCCAAAAATACTAGTTAGAGCTGAAGTATCAACTACGATAACTCCACCAGTAACGTTTAGCTTAACAAGGTCTCCTTGATAAATAGACGAGCTATAGTTGTCCACGATCACATATTGATCTTGTCCACCTGCAGCTGGGTTTCCACCAAGTTTGCCTAACGGTCTGAAACCGAAGGCTACTGTTGTGTTTGCCATATTTATTTTCTCCTTAAGTTTATTTTAAACTTTGTGGTTAGGAATTACTAAATAATTAGTTCTTCTTTGAGCCACCAAAAGTTACACGAGTCTGCCTCTCTTTGCTGATTGGCATACTTGGGTGCTGATCTCTCAGAGGATCGTTTGCAATAGCATCTTCTCGATCTTTAGTCCTTTGTGCAAAGTACTCTTCTCGAGATTTAGCGATCTCCTCGGGTATCCTAGCCAGCAATAGGCCACCAACCCCAATCACTCCTGCGTATTTTCCGTCTTTGACTTTTGGATAATTAGAATCAGGATATTCATCCGCTCTAACTAGTTCCCAACCAGATCTCAATTTACCAGAGATATTCTTCGTATCATCGAAGCCTACACTCTCGGCTCTTATCCATCTGTGTCTAAATCCGTCCGGCGCAGTTGGTGCATCCAGAGATGATGGTGGAGTCCAAACTTTGGGTCTTTCATCTTTAACCCTAGTTTCGCTCGCACGGGAAGTCTTATTTTTATCGTTTGTCATATGCCTATACCTCCTTCGTGGTTAATTGTTTCGCATATTCTTCAAGTGGCACACCTAATTTTTTAGCAATAGCTACCTGTGACGGTGTGAGTCTTACAGTTTTGCGACTAGAACTTTTCCCACCTGCTCGGCTAGCCGAAGCTACAGTTTGAGTAGGTTTTGAAGTATTAGTCGTTTGTGCTGTATTAGTAGCAAATTTATGCGGAAATTCAAGTCTTATTCTTTTATCAATTTCCGTATAATATTCATCACTTTGTGGATCATAACCTTCTTCTTCTACAAGCTTTTTATGCATATCAAATGCAGTATAAGTCATAGCAGAATCTTGACCAAACCATGTATTCTTTTGAGCCCAACCTTGAGCTTTAGGATCTGGATTGATTGGTTGTTCTTGTTGAATAGGTTGTTCTCTTAACCTGTCAACATAATCCTGAACGGGTTTAGCATTATCAACTTTAGTTTCTAATGCTTGTTTAGATTTAATTTCAGATAATCTAGCATCTTCATAACCTAATCTAGCTATGTCAGTTTGCGCTGCGATTTCTGCTTTTAAATCACCATCAGTTCTAGCTTGTGCTAATCTAGAGGCTGCTGCTTCCATGGAAGATTTAATTCTATTTTCCATTTCATTAACATAACCTGAATCTAGTTTAGTAAGTCGTCCTGCTAAAGTTTCTTTTTCACCTTGAATCTTACGTGCATACTCAATGGCAGCTTCACGCTGTCTTTCAGCTTCACGCATCTTCTTAGTTAATTTAGCAATTCTCTTTTTTACGCCTTCACTGTAATCTTCTAATTCTTTCTTCGAATCTGTATCTGTTCCTTGGTCCTTTATTTCTGTTTCTTGTTTGCTATCTTGAACAACAGGCTGCTCATTTGATTGCGCAGATGTGTCAATGGACTTAATACCGTCTTCAGTATTTTCATTTGATGACTCCTCTTGTTTAGATTCCAATTCAACATCAGCACCTACTGTTTCGCCGACATCTACTAATGGATCGTTCTTTTTATCTTCTGGCATAGTCTCCTCCTATGTTTATATATGATGTAATACGTCTTCCGGATTTTTAATCGTTCCGAGTACTTCATCGTCATTAAGCAGTCTTACTTCACCGCCTTCTATTGGTAGTCTTGAACCAGCATATCTGGCAAAGATCACCCAATCCTTCTCCTTGCACCACGGACCTGTTGGATATCGTTCTTTATCATGATACGCTAACGGTCCCATTTTTAAGACATAACCACAATTTGTGGATATTCTTAATTTGTCCAAAGATTCCTGTGAAAATATAATTCCACCTTTGGTTTTATCTTTTGGTGTAAATGGTAATACTAAAATCCTCCAACCAGACGGTTGTGGTAAACTGTCAATTAAAGAGTCAGTAATATTTTCTGCTCTTACAGTTTTTTTGTCTTCTTCTTTATACTTTTCTTCAAGACCTAATACCGTTTTAGGTATCTCAGTCGAGTTTGATAACGTTTCCTTTTGCATCTGCATTTAGCTCCTTCTTGTTAAGCAGGTTAGAGATTTCCTGTAATAAAAATTCGTATGTACGAATTTGGCCTAAGATATACCTATAGTCTTCCATATTGTCAACGCCTCCTGAAGTAATAATAGTGCTTAAATTTTTAAGCTGTTCCTTCATAAAACGCTGCAATTTACTTGCTACATCTATTGTGTCTTCCATGTTCTTTCTCCTGTTGGTTATATTAACAGTTCCACTTACGTAGAGACTTATTAATTCTTGAATTCGGATCTCTTGCAGTTTTTGCAGATGTTAATCTTTTCTTCATACCTGACATTCTAGCACAAAATGATTTTCTTCTTTTAGCAGACTTTGAACCTGGCTTTAATTTAGAAGGCTTTGTAGTTACAGCCATAGATAATTTAGATCCTGGATTTGCAGCTCTATAAGATGCAATACCTTTTCTATTTAATCCACCTGATTGAGACTTACCTTCTTTTCTTTGCCAAGCTGGTGTTGAACCTCTAGCAAACATAGCACGTCCTTGTCCTCTTAATGAAATATCACCCATATTAATAAACTTTAGTTTTTTTAGTTTTAATAGCTCTACCTTGTCCTCTACCTACTAATCCACCATCTTTGTAATGTTCAACTGGATTGTATTCTCTAGTAGAATCTTCTGGAAATAATCTAGCATATTTTTCAGCTTCTTGTTCTTGTTCAGTTACTTTTTTATAATTCTCATTTAACTTCTTTTCAGCTTCTCTAAATTTAGCTTGTTTTGCTCTTTCAGCTTTGTAATATTTATCACCAGCCATTATACTAATCCTCCTGATCTCATATCTCTTCTTTTTGCAAAAGTTGCAACATTTTTAGGTTTAGGTCCTGTATTTCCTGCTGCTCTTTTTCTTTTTACAGCTGATCTTCTTTGACCTTCTGACATTGATCTAGCTTTAGCTAATGGTACACATTTTGGATAGCCTTTTCTTTTTTCTCCTTTTGATCTTCCACAAGGAGCATAAGAACCATCTTTACGTTTAGATCCAATGTCTACCCATTTCTCTTGAACCCATTTTCTTAAACCGTTTGCCATATTAAAATTTTTTAGTTACTTTTCTTCTGTTTTCTAAAACGTCTCCACAACCTTTAGCTACTCCACCTTGTTTATAATTTGATCTTTCTTTTCTTTGTTGAGATTTATTTTTACCACCTGGAGTTACTTTACCAGAACAAACTGCAGATGCATACATGTTAGCATAGGCACTTGGATATACCTTAAATTTTCTTTTTGCAGCAGCTTTTCCTCTTGGACAAAGTTTAGCCATTAGAACATCTTTGTTGTTTTAGATTTATATACTCTTCCTTGACCTCTACCTACTAATCCACCTGTTGCTTTTTTCTCTCTTTTTTTAACAGAGCTAGATGTTTCTAAAGGATCTATTTCAATAATATTTGGATTATTATCTTCCCCTGGTAATTCCCCTGGAGCGCCTTTTAAAGTTTTACCCATTTCTTTTTTAAGTCTACCTAATTGTGAAAATAATTCTGATTTCTTTTCACCAGATATATTTCTATCTTTGGTAGATCTATAAAGTTCTTTAAATGCTGTTGTCCAAGGGTTTTCTTCTTTAGGCATATTATTTTTTCTTGTTTTTCTTTTTCTTTTTTACCATTTTACCAGATTTAGTTTCTTCATAACCTTCATCTTCCATCTCATACTCTTTAGCTTCTTCAGCTTTAGATTCCATACCTTCATGTTCTTCAGACATATCTTCAGCATAGCCACCTTTTTTAAATCCAGGAACATTTCTTCCTTTTAAAATATCTGCTTTAGTGATCTCTCCATCTTTATTTAAATCTGGAAAAGAACCTTTTGCAAAACCAACTCTAGCAATACCTGTTCCTCTTTTTTGTTTACCAAGACCAGCCATTATCTTTTACCCTTCATCATTTTGCCTTTTTTCTTCATAGGCATATCTTTAGTAATCATATCTGCTTTTTTAGAGCTCATTTTTTTAGAAGACGCTTTTCCGCCTTTCATCATAGTAGCTCTTGGTCTTATACCGTAATCATTTCTCATGTTATCTCCTTATCCGTTTTCTTGTTCTTTACTAGTTGCCGGTCTATTCGCCATAGTGCGTGCCACCGATTCTGCACTTCTGCCCACAACATAACCTCCAAGACCAATTTGAAGAAGTGTCCAAACGTCACCTGGAAGAGTTATTGTTATAGAAGCTTTGAAAAAAAATAGAATTACTGGTCCTAATACATAATTCCATATTAAAATAAATATTAATACATACATTAAAAGGGGCCTCCACGAGCTAGCGAACCAGCCGGCTTTAGCTTCAGCTTCAATAATTTTAGCAGCTGCAGTTAATTCTTGTGTGTGAGATTGCATTAATTGCGTTTGCAATTGTGCTTTTAATTTTTCTTGTAAATCTTTATCTGGAACTGATTTTTCTATTGTTGAAAAAAGAATTTTAGCTAATGGAGCAACAGCATTTAATACTGGTAACATTTTTTATCTCCATCCTTTTTTAGCTAATTTTGGTTTACCTTTTATTAATCCACCCATAGCTTTTTTCTTTCTATCACTTGGTTTTGAACTACTACCAGTAGCTTCTGAATAAGAACTTATGTCATCTCCGTAAAGATCTGCAACTGTTAATCCAGTATCATAATCTTTTCCATCTGGACCAACCTGCATTAAAGGGGAATTAAATCCTGGATCTATTGGAACTGATTTTTTCTTTTTGCCCATGGTTTAGTACCACTTAGCTGATCTTTTTTTCTCCGGAAGCATTCTTCTTTGTCCACCAACTTGATCTACTTGTGTTTCTTGTGGATTAGAAGCTTGAATTTCAACTGATTGTGCATAACCATCACTGTTTAAAAATTGTGCATGATCAACTTGTGTTCCATATGCAGATCTAGATGAACTATTATTTACTGAACCACCTGTTGCCATTTTTTTTCTAGACATTCCTGCTTCTGACAAAGCAATAGCGATTGCTTGTTTAGGATTTTTTACTTTTTTAGAAGATCCACCAATGTTAAGTTCACCTTTTTTGAACTCTCTCATTACTTTGCCGATCTTTTTTTGTTTTGGATTCATTTTCATAGCTATAATATACTCCTTTTCTATTTTTATACAATAATTATTGTATTTTCTTGTTCATATCAGAAAATTGCTGTTTTGCAATTGAAGTTGCAGCCCTTAATTCAGCTAAATCTTCATTTTGTTGTAGTTTTTCTTGTGTATTCATCTGATTCATCATAGCTCTCATCTTATCAAGGTTGATTTTCTCTTGTCCTTCTTTTGCTTTTCTAGCATTTTCTTGAGCTACAAGGTCTAATTCTCTAGATTTAAGTTTAGCAATTGGATCATTATCAAACTGTGATGTAATTCTTTGTTCTTCCTTCATAAATTCATCCATCATTTCAGCAATTAAAATTGCTTTTCTAGATTCAATTTGCATTTGTAGTTGTTGTACTTGCATTTGCACTTGAGGATTTTGTGCAGCCATTGGATCTTGAGACAATTGTTGAAGTTGTTGTAATTGAGTTGTGAATTCTATTTCAACTTGTTCTAAAGCCATCAAAGAAATATGTTCAAAAATATTTTTTTCTAATGAACCCATAATAACTGGATTGTTTCTAGCAATGTTAGTTGACATAAAATTTAAATGTGCAGTGATGTGAGCTCTATGATCCTGTCCTCTAAATGCTTGGAAAGGTTTTCCAGATAAAGAATCAATATGTTCTAATGCCGGATCTTTTGGCATTGGTGGTTCTGGTACATTTAAAATTTTATCAATATCTCTAACTCCTAAAGCTTCATACATTTTTCTGTAAGCTTCATATAGATTATGAATTTGTGGATTAGATTGAGCAAGTTGTAATTGAGTTTGTGCTAAACTAATTCTTTGAGTTTGTGAAAATATATTTGGATCAGCAACTGGAACGATATCTACTCTTTCATCAAAGTCTGTTTGTTTAATTGTTCTTGCTCCACCCACAACATCATATGGATATTCTGGAGGTAAGTATAAAGAAAACACTCTAGATAATAATTTAAACTCTTGCTTCATTGAAGCATATAATCGTTTATGAATAGCAGACATTGTTCTGCTTCCTCTTTCAAGTAAAGCTACTGTTGTACCAACAGCTGCTTGTTGATTACCATCACCAATTTGTATATCAGCAATTGAAGCAAATCTTTGACCTGCTTGAACCACAACACCCATTAATTGTAATAAAGTTTGTGAAGGTTCTTTAAATGGTAAAGGCATGAATGCATCTCTTAAGTTTCCTCCAGGAGCATCTACATCTCTAAACTCACCTGGCTGAATAGGTTGTGCATCATCTCTAACTCTAATTCCTCTTTGTTTAAATCCAGATGGTAAATTAGATAATGTTCCTGCATCTAATAATTGTCTTAATGCAGAAGTTGCAGTTCTAGATAATCCACCAATCATATGGATTAATCCAAAGCCATAGAATCCTAGACCTGGTAAAAATTTAAAGTGAACAAAATATTGGATCTTCTGTTTTTTAGGATCTCCAATATTAAAGTTTCTACGAATAGATAAAATTTCACGAGAGCCTTCTTCTATCGTCACAATATAAGGAAGTTTAATTCCAGTCATTTCCCCGTTGGGATCACGATCTTCAAAGCCCTCGAGATCTAAATTTACATGACATTCTATTAAAGTAAAGATATCATTATTTTTTTCTTTTCTAATTCCTTCTAATTCTCTCTCTTTTGCTTTTAATTGATCATCTACATTATCCATTGATGGAGATAATTCTACATCTCTATAAAAACCATTGACTTGTTGTTTTCTTAAATCATTTTCAGTTGTTTTAATTACATGCATAACTGCATCAGCATCATCTAATGATGTTGCAGAATAAGGAACGATTAAATCATCTGCAGGTACAAATTTTGAAACGGCTCTTCCAAGTAAAGAATCATAATAAACTTTTTTAAATGTAGATCCTGATAAAGGTAAATAGAATAACATCTGATCAAATTCAGGTTCATATTCTTTCATGACATCCATGATTTGATAATTCATAAAGTCTTTAACTCTATTTGCTTGATCTTCTTTTTGTCTATCATTTAATCCAACAACTTGAGTTCGCACTGGTCCATCTGCTGGTAATAATTCTTTATAAGCTAAAGCTTGAAATTGAGTTACAGCTTCTGCAAGAACTGGATGCGTTGCACCACTAGCTCCTCTAAATGGTTCTGTTCTTCTCTCATATTTAAATCCAAGTAGATCTAAACCATCTGTGTAAGAAGTTTCCCAGTCTTGACGTGAAGATCTATATTCTTCATAGTTTTGAAAAAGCTCTGAACCCAATGGCATTAAAACTTCTTCTGGTAATAGCTCTGCTAAATTTGCAAAATGATCTGGAGTTTGTTCTTGATTAAAAGCTGCTGGATCAAAATTAATTTCTACACCACCATCTTCCATTGGTGTAATTTCAGTATCACCTTGAGAAGGTATCTGTTCTTGAGTATCAATAGTTTGTTCTATTGAAGCTTCTGGACCTGCGATCTCAATAGTTTTTCTAACTTCGTTTGGAAGTGCTTTGTCTATAGTTGCCATTTAATTTTCCTGAATTTATTAGTGTAACCTTTTTATTAGGAACATTCAACCCTTGTGGATTAGGTCCTCTTAAAGGTGGCACCGTTCTTGTTAATTTTTTCATTAGTAATAACTTCTCTCTGTTCTTGGAAGTTCATCATCTTTATAGTCTTCTGGGTGAGAAATCAAGCCACCTTGTCTAAATCGCATAACAGCCTGTGTCATAGAATCTACTAAATCGTCATGATCTCCATATGGAAAGGCAGCACATTCTTCAATAACCTCTTGTGCGAACTGTTTAGATTTAGGAGCCCATATCATTCCAGATTCAAATAGAGGTGCAACAGCATTTACTCGTGCATGTTTATCATTACCTTTAGATGGTGAAAAATTAATAACGGGTATACCCATATTACGAAGTTCGTAGGTTAATGGAAGTCCAGATGCTTTGGCCTCAACAAGAACTGTTTCAGGTTGCCAATACATATATTGTTCGTGGGCCATGCGCCTTAATTCAGGAAACTCTAAACGTTCTTTTCTAGCATCTAGTAAAATTAATTGTGGGCCCGAGTCCTCATTTAAATGGAACACGCCCCAGGTAGTGATTGCTGAAAAGTCAGCAGTTTCTTTTTTCATGAATGCTGTATCATAAGATTGAATGACATGTTCAAGAGGTGGAATATAATCTTCAGTCCAATCTCTCCACCACTCACGTTTAATGATAGCTCCTTCTTCTGCAGTTGGATCTTGCATATATTGAGCATTCCATTTTGAAATACCAGCTGAAGCTTTAACTGCTAACAAATCTTCTAACTTCCAATACTCAGGCCAACAAGGTTTACCACTTGGCATAATGGCTGGAAACTCTACTACTTCCCATTGATCTGCTTTTTCTTCTGCTGCTTGAGCCTTGATGAGTTGTGCTGTTAAATCTTTTGTTGACCATCTAGTCATAACTAAAACTATTCTCCCACCTGGTTGCAAACGCTGACGTGGTCCTGAAGTATACCACTCATAAGCTTTATCAAAAGCTGTAGGTGAGTTTACATCTTGCTCTGAATGTGGATCATCGATGATGAGTAAGTCAGCACCTCTACCGGTCACCGCACCCTGGACACCGACAGCAAAGTATTCACCACCTTGATCGGTTTCCCAACGACCAGCTGCTTTTGAATCTTCTTGTAATCTTGTATCAAATATTTCTCTATACTCAGCTGAATCAATTAAGTTCTTAGCTTTACGTCCAAATCTAATTGCAAGTTCTGCAGTATGGGTTGCTTGAATAATTTTTAATTTAGGATTGTTACCTATCATCCATGCAGGTAAAAAATAAGAAGCAAATTCTGATTTAGTATGCCTTGGTGGCATATTGATAATTAATCTTTTTAATTCACCAGTTTTTAATCTATTAAATTTATCTGCAATTTCTTTATGATGAAAACCTTCAATAAAATCTGGCCAAATATATTTTACAAAATCTAAAAAACTATTTTTTATATTATTTTTTCTAGCCTTCTCTATACGATACAAAACATTTAATTTTGTTTCCTTTCTTACTTTAGGGTCAGCTATCCTATTTAAATTTTTTATTTTTTCTATATCAAGCATAATGTTAATTATGGTACCTTAAAAACTTTATACCCTACCCGGGGGTGTAAATCCAGCACTAAAGGGTAAACTCTGGGACCCCTTTTTTTGTTTTACCCTCTCCCCCCTCCTTGCTTAAAAGGTATTCGCCAACCCCATGGGACCTCTCTCTTTCTCCGGGTGGGACCCGCCCACAGGTGTTTAGTGCGACATATTGTCGCACCCCACAACTAATAGCGTGATATATATGCAACGCACAAGTCGAGTGCATTATTTTGTTTAACTATTTATTTCATTTGATAATCTGGTTTTAATTTAACGAAACAGAAAGGTAATAACATGACTAAAGAAAAGCTAGACCAAGTAAGCGCTGGAATAGATAGACTA